GGATAATTTGATGCCAACAAACGTGTATTTTGACACAGGTACGAAACCAGAACAACATCTCTATGAAGATTTGATGATAGAGCAGTTGAAGATTTATGGTCAAGACGTATACTACATTCCAAGAACTCTTGTGAAAGAGGACAACCTCTTGGGTGAGGACGTATTGTCTAAATTTGGTGACGCATACTTAATCGAAATGTACTTTGAGAATGTAGAGGGATATGAAGGTGAAAAAGAAGTCATGTCCAAGTTTGGTTTACAGATGAATGAAGATGCAACATTTATTGTTGCAAAAAGAAGATTTGAACAGTTAGTATCTGGTGATGCAAATTTGATAGTTAAGACACGGCCGAATGAGGGTGACCTTGTTTACTTCCCTAAAGTAAATAAGATGTTTGAGATTTCATTCGTTGACCACGATGACCCATTCTATCAAATACATAATGTACCAGCATACAAACTCAAAGTCAAGACCTTTGAATACAGTTCAGAGGATATGGACACAGGTATTGCAGAAATTGATGCAGTCGAAACAGATAATTCATTGGATGCTGGTAATCACCAGTTGTCTATGGAAGACGGTACAGGTTCAATCCTGTCTGAAACAGGACACTATATAATACTAGAAACTTATAAAGTTGACACCATTGATGAAAATGCAATGAATGATTTTTTTGAAACGGCCGATGATACGGTTCTGGATTTCACAGAATCTAATCCATTCGGTGATATTGGAAGGTTAGGATAATATGTTAGGACAACAATTTTACCATGAAACAATGCGAAAGGTTGTCGTTGCGTTTGGAACTATGTTTAACAACATTCAGTTAGTTCGTATGAACAATGCTGGAGAAGTAACGCAAACGATGAAAGTTCCTCTTGCGTATGGCCCAAAGAACAAGTGGTTAGCAAGACTTAGAGAAGACCCCAATCTTACAAAGAAGGTTGCGGTTACTTTGCCACGCATTGGTTTTGAAATTCAAACCGTTTCCTATGATTCATCTCGTAAACTAAATTCTATTCAGAAGTTGAAGAAGGTAAACTCATCTGCACAAGGTAAGACGATGAGTCAACAGTTTATGCCAGTTCCATACAATATGGACTTTCAACTCAATATTATGGCAAAGAATTCTGATGATGCATTGCAAATTGTAGAACAAATTCTTCCATTCTTCCAACCAGATTACACAGTGACTTTGAATGATAACACTGCGATGGGTACAACTAGGGATGTTCCTATTGTTTTGACAAATGTTGGTTATGAAGATAATTATGAAGCAGACATGATTACAAGACGAGCAATCATCTATACTCTGGATTTTACTGCCAAGTTCTATCTCTATGGCCCTGTCACTGACCAGAAGGTTATTAAGACAGTACAGGTTGACCAGTATACGGATATGCCTGTTAATACACCTAAGAGAGAACAGAGATATTCTGTTGCACCTAGTCCTGCCTCTGCTGATGCAGATGACGATTTTGGTTTCAATGAGACAACCTCATTCTTTGAGGACGCAAAGAATTACGATGAAACGACAGGTACAGACACAGATGATGCATAAATACTATAAAGGAAAAAGATAATGCCAATTAGACAAGTAACATCAAGAAGCCTTAAAGATGGTGAAATCGTACAAGCAGATTTTGATTCGTCTGTTACGTTTGGTGCTGGTTTCTTCCAAGGAGAGAACGGCACAACTGGTGACACTTCTTCTGGTAAGGGTGATATTTTTCGTGTAAACGAATCAACATTGAATACCAGTGTGACTATCGCATCTGGTGATAATGCATCATGTGCTGGGCCTTTGACGGTATCAACTTCTGGAACTGTAAACCTTACAGTCAACGGAAATCTTACGATTGTATAGGGGATAGATAATGGGTTCAACATTAATAGTAGATAATATTCAAGGTGCAACTACAGCCGCAAATGTTAAGATGCCTGCTGGTTGTGTTTTGCAAGTATTACAGGCGAATACCACCACATCAACAGCAATTACCAGTGGTGAAAGGGTATTCAGTGACGTTTCGGGCTTAAGTCAAGTTATCACTCCAAAATATTCAGACAGTAAAGTTCTTATTAGATGTATGATTTCCTTTTATCAAAATAATGTTAGTGACTGTGGTGCTCTCAGAATTATGAGAGGTAGTACAGAAATTTATGGTGACATCCACTCTGTTGGATACAGCGGCGGTGATAATCAAACAGGTAATGTTGTTATGATTGAATATTTAGATTCACCATCCACCACGAGTGCAACAACATATAAAATTCAAGCTGCACGAAACTATGGTGCTAGTGGTGCAAGCTTTACAGTCAATACCACTTTTGATAGTCAACCAACTGGTTCAAATATTACACTTATGGAGATAGCAGGATGAGTACTTTATTCGTAAACAATCTAAACACTGCAAGTGGTTCAACGATTACAATTCCTACTGGTAAGACACTAAAAGCAACAGATACACCAATTGTTGGGATTGGTAATATTATTAATGTTGGTTTTGCACATCATAGCACTCAAGTTTCTTGGTCAAGTCAAGATGCAGAAACTTTTATTTTCCAAGCAAGTATTACACCAAAATTCACAACATCTAAAATTTTAGCGATTGCCACTGTGGGTGGTTTAAGTAATGGTGGTTCTGGTAGACTTTCTGGAAGAATTAGGTGGAATACCACTTCTGGTGGCACTTCAGGCACACAAATAGGTGGACTTAATCAAACTGCAATGGATGGTGCTGGTACTTCTCATTTAGATTGTATGGGAATATCTGGATTAACAGCTGCTGTTGGAACAACATCTACTTTGTATTTTAAAGTTACTATGGCTAAGGGTGATAGTGGTGGAACAATGTACGCTTGTCAATATGGTTCAGCTTCACAACTAAACTTGTTTGAAATCGCACAGTAAGGAATAGGATATGGCATCAACATTAAAAGTACAAAATATCGCACACACTGGTGGTACTACTGCAATGACAGTTGATAGCAGTGGTCGTATTTTGCAACCAACAAAACCAGCATTTTCGGTTAGTCGAAATGGAAATCAAAGTATTTCTAATAATACTGCCGAGAAAATTCAATGGAATCAAGAAACATTTGATATTGGTAGTAACTTTGACCACACCACGAACTATTATTTTACTGCACCAATAACTGGCATTTATCAATTACAATATAATTTAAGATTGGAAAACTTGGACACTGCTGGGGCATATGTACAAATAAAAATAAAGAAAAACAGTGGTACGACACTAGATACTTATACGATTGATTTGAATGAAGAATTTACATCCGATGTGGACTTTACTATGGCAACACACGCTAATATCTACCAACTAACTGCAAGTGATACTGTATATATTGAATATCATCAAAGTGGTGGTGCAGTTCAAACACAAATTCAAAGTGAATCAATTTTTAGTGGATTTTTAATTGGATAAATAGAAGAAAGAATTTTAACAGGAGAAAATAGAATGGCAAATATTGGAGAAGCATTATCTTCATTGGGTATCACGGAGTGGGTACTTCGTGGCGAACCTACAACTGAAGATGAATTCAAAGAAATGTTTCGCAAGGTAACTGGTGCAGATGAAAACGGTTCTGCAATCGAAACTGATGACACTTCAAAGTGGGGTGTGACTTGGAAACAAGTAACAGATGAGAAAGCAAAACTAGAGGCGGCCGCACCTATGGTAGAACTTCGTATACAAAGAGATGCCAAACTTGCAGAGACAGATTTCCATGCACTTTCTGACGTAACCATGGCAGACAATATGAAAACATATCGTCAACAACTTCGTGACCTTCCAGCAGCATCTGGTGGTAAGGATGCGACATTAAAAGATGATGGTACGTTGGATAATGTAACTTGGCCGCAGAAACCAGCATAGGTTTATCATGCGTACCTCTGATGATGTTTTAGATAATGTGTTGGGAATTACGGATGTTGTTGAAACAACTCAATCTCAAGTAACTTTGCCTGAGGTTGTTCCCCCACAATCTGATTCAGAGGACACAGACAATGATTATAAATATCAGAGAGAAAACTTTTATAGGTTAGTGGAGAGAGGACAAGACGCAATTGATGGAATCCTTGAACTTGCTAGAGAGAGTGAACATCCACGGTCTTATGAAGTTGCTGGTCAGTTAATCAAGAATGTTGCAGACGTAACGGAAAAACTTGGTGACCTTCAGACGAAAATGAAGAAACTCAAGGAAGTTCCAAACTCTGCACCAAAGAATGTAACGAATGCATTGTTTGTCGGTTCAACCGCTGAACTGCAAAAGATGTTAAAAGGAAAAGAATAATGCCAACATTAACTACAATAGGTAACGGTGCAATCCAAGGTGCAACTACTACACTTGCAAACTCAGATGTTGACAAAGCGGTATCTGGTGATAAACTTGTTATCTTTGATACTTCTGCATCGACACTGAAAAGAGTTAGTGCATCTGGTCTTGGTGGTGGTAAGTTTCTGGGCGAAACCTCTGGTGGTGCTGGAGATATTATTCGTGTACATGAAAACGAATTAAACACAAGTGCAACTATTGATGCAAACAACAATGGATTGGCCGCAGGCCCACTAACGATTGCGAGTGGAGTAACACTTACAATCAACGGTGAACTTTCGGTGGTATAGATATGAGTAAAATTACAGTCACAACAATCGCTGGTGCAACATCTGGTTCAGACGCAAATACAGTCAAGATTGAGTCTGGTGATACTCTTGCAGTGCAATCAAACGCAACAGTCGGTGGAACACTTGGTGTTACTGGTAATACTCAAGTTACTGGTAATTTAGGTGTAGGTGTTGCTCCAGAAAGAAAGTTTCATGTAGAGGGTAGTGGTGCAGAGTTTTCATTAGTAGATACATCAAGACCTACTGATAAAAAGACAATCAATATGTTTATTGATGCGAATGGTAAAGGTAACATTCGTATGATGAATGATGCACAAAGCGCTGGAAACGCCGCTATTGTAATTGAAGGTTCAAGTCCTCATACTGCACCGGCAGTTAGAATGCCATATCAACCTAGTCTTCTTGTTAGAAAGTTTCCGTCTGTGAGCTCAGGAAATAATATCGTTGGTGGTGCAGTTGAACATGATATTGGAAGTAATTATAATTCATCAAATGGTCGTTTTACTGCTCCAATTACTGGTAGATATTTTGTGTCTTTTGGGTGTCTTACTAATGCTGGGAATGGTAGACTTGAACTTGAACTCCATAAAAATGGTACTTTATTTTTAAGAGCAAATGAATCTACTGGGCCCAGTAACTATGGTGGAGCTACTAATTCCGGCGTGATTAGTTTGAACGCTAACGACTACATAAATTTGTACCTTTCTCTAGGAACGATGTATAGTATTCATGAAAATAATATATTTTCTGTTCACCTGCTCGCATAGAATAAATAGATTAAACTCAAATAGGAGAAAATAAAATGGCAGAGATTAAAGTAACAGTATCAGACACACAAGAAAAGTGTCTTGAGTATGCTGCTTATTCAGTTCAAAATTGGTGTGATAACGCTATTCATAATCGTGCTCGTATTGCACAAGAAGAAATTATCGCAGCTCTAGTTGCACATTGTAATGCAAATTCTATTGCACTTGCAGTAGGAACTGATGCACAAGTTGCTCAGGCGTTTGAACTAAAAGTAGTTGATACTGCAAAGAATACAATGGATAATAATAAAGAGCCTGAAATGGCAGAAGGTTAAGGATAAGTTAAATGTCATCCAAGATTAAAGTAGATACTATTGAAAACGTGGCTGGTTCTGGAAACGTAAGTTTAGGTTCTGGACATAATCTTGTGGTGCCTGGAAATATTACTGGACAAGGTAATGCAACAGTCGGTGGAACACTTGGTGTTACTGGTGTTTCTACATTTTCTGGGAATATTGGTAAAGTTAGTTCTGGTTTAAGTCCAGATATTGATTTTCATATAAAAACAGCTAGTGGAAACCCAGAAGCAAGGGTTGAAAGTACAGGCGCTAACTATGCCACTTATGGTTTAAAAAATTCATCAAGAGCATATTCCACACAAATACGAACAGACCAAGGTAATGCATATGTGATTCGTGATGAAACTGGTGGTGGAAATAGACTTTTAATTAGTACTGCTGGTGCTGTAACTATGCCAAGTCAACCATTTGTAAGGTTACGATTATCTAGTCACATTAACAGTAGTGGAAGTACTGTTAACTCGCCCGGCAATCAAGTTACTGGGTTTACAGTCATAGAAAATGTAGGTAGTCATTGGAATTCTTCCAATAATAATTTTACTTGTCCAGTTGCTGGTGTATATCAAGTTTCAGTATTTTACATTAAATATCCCCAAAATGGTGTTGCTCATGTAGATTTACATAAAAATGGCAGTTTTATTAATGCGATACGCTGGAGAGCTCCAGAAGCAGGGACTAGTTATTATCAAGCTGGTGGTACTGCATCTGTAACTTGTGCAGCCAATGATGTACTAGATTGGCATTATTTTGGTGGTGCTGGTGTTCATCAAGAAAATGGTTCTTGGGAAATAAAGTTATCACATTAGGAAAAAATAAATGTCAACAATAAAAGTAGATACAATCGCAACAAGAACTGGTTCTGGTAATATTACGTTAAGTAATAGTCTTGCTGATGTTACAATAAACAGAACTGGTAACGGTGTAGCGCAAACAATTCAAAATAGTGGTACTACTGTTGGACAGATTGGTGTTAACTCAACAGATAATATGTATTTGGTATCTACAAATACTGGATTTAAACTTTTAAAAGATGAGGCAGCTATTGCTCCTGCTCAGTCTGGTGGGTCAAATCACGACAATGCTTTGGATTTAGGTGTTTCTGGTGTTAGGTGGAAAGACCTTTATTTATCTGGTGGACTAAAAATTGGTGGTACTGGTACAGCAAACACTTTGGATGATTATGAAGAAGGCACATGGACACCTGTGTTCGCTGCGTCTAGCGGAAATCCAACAGTTTCATATGGGGCCCAAAATGGAACATATACTAAAATAGGCAGATATGTTTATACAACATTCTTTATCCAGATTAATAGTGTATCTAGTCAAGGTTCTGGCAATTTAAGAATAGGGCCGTTGCCATTTGCATTAACAACAGCACACGGTTATGCAGTAGAAAATGGCGCAACATTTTATGAGATGGGTGGTCTTGGACGAACAATAAATGCTGGAACAGGGCGTGGAATAGGAACAGACCAAATTTTACTTACTAACATGAATACCGGCGGCGGAGCTCAAAGTCTTAATACTGGTGCATTAACTGGTGGATATGTTATTGGTAGTTATATGTATATAACAGATGCATAATAAATGACTTTATACCTCTAGTGGATTCTAGGGGTGGACAAAAGGAGAAAAATAATGGCGATTACAAAACGTACAGAACAAGATAAAATTGAAATAGTAGGCGAGTTCAAGAACATTCAAGTGAGAACTGCTACTATTATTGAAGAAGACGGTGTGGAACTTTCAAGAAGTTTCCATAGACATACTATTGCACCAGACTCAGATTCATCTGGGGAAAGTGCAGACGTAAAAGCAATGGTTGCACAGTTTCATACTGATGCAGTTAAAGATGCATATGCAAAACATTTAGAAGAGCGTGCCGCACCAGCATCTGAATAAATATTTGCATGACTGATGCAAACCATTATCTTGGCAATCCCCTTCTAAAGAAAGCAAATGTTCCTGTCGAATGGACACAGGAACAGATTCTTGAGTATAAGAAGTGCATGGAAGACCCCATGTATTTCTGTCAAACATACATCAAGATTGTTTCCTTGGATGAGGGAATTGTTCCATTTAATATGTTCCCATTTCAAAAAGAGATGGTTGGAACTATTCACAATAACAGATTTACGATATGTAAGTTGCCCAGACAATCTGGTAAGACAACTACAATCGTGTCCTATATCCTACACTACGTTTTATTCAACCCAAGTATGAATGTTGCAATCCTTGCCAACAAGGCCGCAACTGCAAGAGACATTCTTGGAAGACTTCAACTTGCGTATGAAAACTTACCGAAATGGTTGCAACAAGGCGTTATGTCTTGGAACAAGGGTTCATTGGACTTAGAGAATGGGTCACGCATTGTTGCGTCATCCACATCATCTAGTGCAGTTCGTGGTGGTTCATTCAACATGATATTCTTGGATGAGTTCGCATTCGTGCCGCACAATGTCGCAGAGGACTTCTTTAGTTCTGTGTATCCTACAATTTCATCTGGTAAATCAACTAAGGTGATTATTGTTTCCACACCCAATGGAATGAATCTATTCTATAAATTGTGGAGTGACGCAGAGACAGAAAGAAACTCTTACATTCCCATTGAGGTTCACTGGTCAGAAGTGCCAGGCCGAGATGAAAAGTGGAAAGAAGAAACCATTGCAAACACCTCACAAGAACAGTTCAATCGTGAATTTGAATGTGAGTTTTTGGGTTCTGTAAATACACTCATACATCCTACAAAGATTAAATCATTTCACTATGATGACCCAATTCAAAGAAACGCTGGTATTGATGTATATGAAAACCCCAAAGAAGGACACACATACGCACTAGTAGCGGACGTTGCAAGAGGAACAAACAACGACTATTCTGCATTTATCGTATTTGATGTAACACAATTACCATATAAGATTGTTGCAAAATATCGTAACAATGAAATTAAACCGTTACTGTTCCCTACAATTATTCATCAAGTCGCAAGAGGATACAATCAAGCATATGTGATGATTGAGGTAAATGACATTGGAGAACAGGTCGCAACTGCAATGCAGTATGACTTGGAATATGATAATCTAGTTATGGCATCAATGCGTGGTCGTGCTGGTCAGATTCTTGGAGCAGGTTTCTCTGGTGGTAAAGCCCAACTTGGTGTGAGAACAACCAAGGCGGTAAAAACATTAGGGTGTTCAAATCTCAAACAAATGGTTGAGACAGATAAACTTGTCATCAACGACTACGAATTAATTGATGAATTATCTACGTTTGTACAACATGGACAATCGTATCAGGCAGAAGAAGGACACACAGATGACCTTGCAATGTGTTGTGTGTTGTTTGCATGGATGACAAACCAACAATATTTTAAAGAACTTACTGATATTGACCTTAGAGAAAAGATGTTCTTAGAACATCAAAATCAACTAGAACAGGATATGGCCCCGTTTGGTTTCTTTACTGATGGATTAGAAGATAGCAATGTGGGTGAAATGGTTGACGAATATGGTACACGTTGGTCGCCTATTGTGAGAAACTACGATACAAATTGGTAAAACCCTATATAATCTCAACAATATCGTTTTCAATTTTAAGGTAACAGTTAGCACACACAATCTTAGATTGGTCAATAAGTTTTATAACTTCTTGTCGTGATTGTGCATTTAAACCTTTACGTTTAGACAGAGAACGTATTTTAGAATTATGTGGGTAGAACTGAAGACAAGCCGTTTCGGTTTCCCCACAATTACAACAGGATTGATTTGCAAGGAATTCATTGACCCAGATTACTCTCTTACGATAGTTTCTCTTTGTCACTTCTTTTATGGTTTCCTTGTATTGTTTGTAATGTGTCATAGTTTTATTTATATGCAATGGTGCATATAAAAATGGGTTTTGAAAACTAAGAATTGATAAATATATGAGAAGTGAACAACTTTAATATAAAGTAATAGGAGAAACAAAGATGCCTTTTCAATTATCGCCTGGCGTTCTTGTTAAAGAAGTAGACCTTACTAATGTTGTTCCATCTGTTGCAACATCTATTGGTGCCGTTGCTGGTGCATTCCAGAAGGGCCCTGTAGGTGAGATTACTGCAATTAGTTCGGAACAAGAATTACTGAAGGTCTTCGGTAAACCAAACGGAAGTAACTTTGAGACATGGTTCACCGCTGCAAACTTTTTGCAGTACGGTAACGCACTCAGAGTTGTTCGTGCCGAATCTGCCATTTTAAATGCAATGAGTGGTGGTTCTGGTTTACTTATCAAGGATACTACAGATTATTTAAATAACTACTCCGCTGGACAAGGTTCTAGTGGTGAATGGGGTGCAAGAACTGCTGGTACACATGGTAACTCACTTGGTGTGTCAATTTGTTCTAACGCAACCGCATATGAACAAAACTTTGCTGGAAATGCTGGAACACTTGGTGTAACAACTGGTACTCCTGCTATTGGTGCAACTACTGTTGGAATTGACAATGGTGGTGGTTCTGCTGGTGACGGTGGTGCTGCATTTAATGTAGGCGACATCGTACATTTTCAAGAAGCAGATGGTCAAGAATATGAGGTTACTGCAATCTCAACTGACAATCTAACAATTAAACAATTAGACAATCCAAACGGTGGTGGTCTTAAAACTGCTCTTGCTGCTGCGACAAATGTTCGTAGACGTTGGAGATTT